TGGATGGAATAACTACGTTTGGGGTGGTAGGTATCTTACGTAAAAAAAACATACTACCCCCTATACCCCCTAAACCCTATGTTTTTGGGGTTTTTAGCCATTTATAGCTATTTATGGCATATTTACCTATGTGCAACACCTTGACGCTTTTTATGGCATAGTTGGCACAATATACGCAAATTACTTAAATCGTGCGTACCAGACTTACTTAATGGTATTATATGGTCAACTTGTAGCTTGTTTTGACTTGTTCCACCTGTTCCACACCATACGCAGAACCTTTGTTGTTGTCTTATTATCTTACGATTGCGTCTATATTCTGCGTCATCATAAGCACGTTTGCCTTTAGGATAGTTATATTTACGCTTAGGTTTTATTATTGGCTTATGTTCTGGACAATAACTTCTACTGTTGTTGTCTGGTGTAAATAACCTACGACACTTTAGACACGGTCTTTGGTAATTCTTCATCTAAGTCATCTAATATTACTTCATCAAATATCATAAAATTAATTCTACTATCTCTTTGCATAAGTCATTAGGTACTTTGCTTCTTTCATACGCATTTTTTTGTGCAAGTGTACCTTTATATGAACCACGTGGTGCAGCTTCGTGACACGGCATACCTACTTTGCATTGTGGTCTAGGTGTCCATTGTAAATTAGTCCATAAATCTGTATATTTCATATTGGGGTGTCCATACTGGCAATAAGTTACTGTATGTAAATATTTATTGTCAATAATATCTAACTTTCTTAATTTACCCATTGGATTTTCTATAATCCAACCTTTCGTAGGTTGTATTTCATTAATAATTTCTAAAGTTTTTTGTACTAACTTTTTACCCATAATACCTGTTTCGCTTTTAGGTTTATTATCTTTTGTCCAATGTCGCCACATACTTGCAACACTAAACGCTGTACACGGTGGACTTGCCCAAATAAAATCTACCTTGTCGTAAGGTATTTTGTTGTAATCAAATTCTAAAATATCAACTACATAATCTATTTTGCCGTATTGAACATTATCAACTGTAAATGTATTAATATTGTAATTCTTTGCAACGTTGCTAAAGCTACAACTACCTGCAAATAATTCTATTGTGTTTATTTTTTCCACGGATTTAACTTTATCTGTTCTATTGAATAATAAACACGTGCTATATTTCGCCACTCTCTGACAAATATTGGTACTAATGCTTTTTTATTTTGTGTGCCAATCTTTTGCGTTTTAGCAATCATCTTATCTATTGTAAATTCTTCTAATGTACTTATATTGTAAAATCTTTCTACATAATCCAATCGTTTCCAACGCTTGTGTCCCATTTCACCATAAGTAATTATTAAACCTTTTTTAGCCATTTTTATTGCTAAATCAAAACACTCATAAGCACTTCCAAATGGATCTAAGTCAATTAAATCAAACTTTTTGTTTTCATAATATAGTTTGCATAATACTTTTAAAGCGTCATCATTGTAATTATTTATTACGTAGTCTTTTTCTTTATCGTTAGTAACTACTGTTTTAAATGGATTTTCGTTTAAATCATTTAGTTCTTTAATTAATTCTAAATAGTAAGGTTTTTCACCTGCGTACAAATCTAAAACACTACTTGGTTGTATTGTGTCAATAAATTCTTTGTTAGTTTCATATTTCTCTAATTGGTGTTCTTTGTTGTAGGTGTTGTCTTTTTTATGTAAGCGTTTCCACTTTATTTGTATAGATACTTCACTACGTTCCAATATAAAAGCTATTGTTTGATTTTTATAACCTTTTTCTTTTAAATCTTTTAATTCAGATATATCTTGTTTTGTCCACGGTCTAGGTTTAGTTTTGGTAATCATTTAACACTCCTTTGTATCTACTTTACCTTTTTATTTTGTTTTTGTTGCCATAACTCTAAATTTTTTCTTGTACACGCTTTACACCAACTTGTTTTACCACCAATGCCTTGTGGTCGTTTACTAAACTCTTGTGCAACCTTTCTTTCGCCACATTTAGTGCAGCATTTACTTACCAGCTGTCCATAGCTATCAAACTCTGGTCTTGACTTACTTGGTTTCTCACGATCTAATAATTTATCTACTTGCTTGTTGTTTTGTATTTCTATATGACAACTTACGCATATATGACTTTTTGCACCCCAATTTTCATTATCTCTTGCAAATCCACGTGTCTTTCTATTACAACGCAAACAACGTTTCTTTACTAACTTACCGTGATAATCGTACTCAGCTTCAATAATATCTAATGTAGTAAATGTTTCTTGCATTGTCTTTAGCAAGTCTTTTGGTGGTTTTGTTTTAAATCTACGTCTTACACGTTCTGGTAAGCAATATAATCCATATTCTAAGTCTTGTTCTAATGCGTAGCTTAAACAATCTATGTTTACTGGACACTCACGACACATTGTATGTGTTTCCCAATATTGTTTATCAGTACGACTATCTGTACCGGGAAAGAATAAGTTTATCGGCATATTGCTGCACAACGCCCTGTTTTGCCACGTCATACTATAACAATAACAAAAAATGCACCTAAGTATGTGGTCTAATTAGATTTGTTATATGGATAAATACTATTTTCTTTTTTATAAACTTCGTAATCATACCTTACTTTGTGAATATGACACATTATTTTATCTGTACATCTACAATAATAATTCTTTTTTATATAAACCATTTATCTGATATCATAATTATCTATGATTTCGCCTTTTTGAAATTTGTTTATTTTGAAATTTACATTTACTAATGCTTTATATTCTGTGATGATGTCATAAGTATTAAGTGTAACTTCTTCTTTAGTAAAGTAATCTGTCTCAGTGTGATACTCTCTATAACTATTTACTTTTTCGATTACACCTAACTCCACTAAGCACTTAAAACAAACATCTTGTTGTTCCCAAGTAAAAGTATCGTTTGCTATGAGTGTTGGTCTCTTGACTAAGCTAACATTTTTTGTAGAGTTCAAATCTAATTCTTTACCACAAAGTGTTTTGAATCCACTAACAAAATCGTGAAGATGAACTCTGTAAGTTTGTCTGCTTACAACTTTATTAGCTTGTATTGTATCTAATATTATCATTTTACTCCTTTTGTTTTGTACGTTATAACTATTATATACTAAATATTTTTATTATGTGTATCTTTTTTTAATATTTCCTGTGTTTCTTTACTTACTTCAAACTTTAAACTTTCAAGCACTTGATTAGATTGTGATGTTATTTCTTGATAGGTTGTACTTAGCAACATCAATATACTTTCACGTGGTAAGGAACGTTCTATTGCTAAACCAAGTTGTTTATAGTTTTGGTACTGGAATATTTGCATATCGTAGGTGTCATCATCATTTAGTCGTATGCAATATCTTGATTTGGTATAATCCAACCAATTAATTGTAAAGTTCATACCACCAAGACTTCCATTTTTAACGTCTGGTTCTACCGGCTCTTTATCTTGTAGCCAATCGTTTAAACCCATAACATTTGTTACAAGTTCTTTTACGTCATCATAACCTGCGTTCATATCGCACATACTCCTAATTCTATTGTATGAATTATAGTAGTCGTGTATTTATCCCATTATTTTTGTCATTATCGCAGTATTTTGCCGAACTGTTCTAATAAATAACCTACACGTTTTGGTATTGGTTCTTGTAGGTAAAACTCTGTTGTTTCTGGTTGCTGCCTAGTTTCCCAATTAAAGTTATAACCATTAATTGTTAGATCGGTAATATTCCACGCAATAATTCTTGTTTTATATTCTGTAACGTAGATAAATAGCTTTTTATCTTTGGTTGCTTGTGTGTAGTTTTTATCGTACTTATATTTCTCTATTAGCCACGGATTGTATTCACGTTGCCTAGATTTTATTTCAATTAGGTAGTTATCGTTATAGCAATCGTAATGTTCGTAAATGTTTGTTGTTTCTGTAAGCTGTCCAAATACATCTAGCTGATTTAATTTATTAATTATTTCTAGTTGCTTCATTTTTCCATTTAACAATCCATTTGTCCGTATCTTCCCAACACCATTGGCTACTACTCCACGGTTTCCAATAATCATCTCTTGTGTGCATATCTTGTACAAGTAATGCAGCTACTTCAATATTATAACGTGGAATAAACTGTGCATAGGTATTTCCAACCGGGTAATCCCAATAAGGTATGTCGTGTTCTTCTTTTACCCAACCCCAAGTTCTTGGTATTGCTTGAAATAAGCCACTATCTTGATCTTGCCAACGATATGCGTCTGCTTTGTTGCGACTTTCACACCACATTACTTTTACAGCTGTTTCTATGTTTTTTTCGTCAAAATGTTCTACAAGTAATGTTGCGTATTGATAACAAGTTTCTGGTATATAATTATCGCAATCAGTTAAATCTATAACTTCATCTGCCACGCTAAATCCAAAATTATTAACAAGTAAAGCGTAAATTAATATGCACTTAGTTATCATTTAACCCCATTGTTTTGCCATAGCTTTTGCAATTCCCGGAAACGTTGCACTTCTTACTTTCCAACGTTCTTCTTTTGGCAATTTCCAAGTATCGTTCCACCATTTACCGTGTGATCTACCACTTTTTGTATAAATACGCTCTTCTGGTTCTACTTGATTTGTAGGTTCAAGTAATGGTAAATTTTTAAGCCATAAACACGTTTTTTTGCTTTCTCTATGACCAAACATATACGGTTGAATAATTTGGTCTGGTTTACGTATCTTTGTGCTTATAACACCTACCGGGTTTTCTAATGCTATTTTATTTATAGGTGCTTCAAGCAATAATCTTATAAAATCTAGTGCTTCCTCTTGTAGTTGTCGTCTATTTGGGTGTTTTGGGTGTGGTCTGCGTTGATCTGTTGGTAAATGTTTATCTTCTGGGTGATAAAACCAAGCAGCACCACTTACTGCTAAATATGTACACGGTGGGTGTGCAATCATCATATCCCAATTATTATTTAAAATGTCTTTAACATCACCTTGATAATGTTCGCCATAATCACTTTCACTTGGCAATAAATCACAACTAATGGCATTATGTCCCTTTTTTATAAATGCGTCCCTAACTATTCCAGAATATTCACAAGCTACTAATACTTTCATTTTAAATACTCAACTGCATTATTTTTACTAATTTCTTTTAAGTCTGTTGCGTCATCTTTGTATTGATCTATATACCAATTAAACATTTTACTTACTATTTCTGTACCCGGGTATAAATCATCTAATGTATCACCGGGTTGTACGTTAAAAACTTCAAATAACCATAAACAAAATTTTTGTGGTTTAGCACCTGTTAAACCTTTTTTTAATGTTATATTTGCTGCAACCCAATCAGTAAAACCTAATGCTTTAACTTGCTTATCGCCAAATTCTGTTCTTTTTCTGCCACCATAAACTATTACTGGTTCATAACCGTAGCTAGGCGTAACTCCTTTTTTCCAAGCGTGAAATGGTTTTACCCAAATCATAACTCTTACATCATCTGGACATAAATTTAAAATTTCTTTTAAAGATACAGCTGATAAAGATAAAGCCCAACCGTCTGGGTATTCTTTAACTAATTTATCTATTAATTCTTTATGATTTACTTCACCTGCATAATCTTTGTGGTTTTTGTAGTGTTTTTTAGATTGATTTATGTATGGTGGATCAGCGTATGCAAACTTCATTGTTCTTTTGCCCAATCATCTAGTGCTTTTTGATCCATAGCTTTATTTACATCTTTATTTGTTGCAGTTCTTGCACCTTTGACCAAATGTACGTTATTTACTATGCCCTGTGGTGTCAATGCACCCACGCCATACGTTTTAACTAAGTTTTCTGCAATAACTGGTATGTCTGTTGGTTCATATCCAGCTTCGTGTAATTGTTTTGCTGCCGAATAAATCTTACCCCATTGTGTCTTTGTAGGTTTTTCATATCCACACACCTTTTGTAAGCTATTTACGTAAAGTTCTTGTACTTCCCTAGAATATAGTTCATTGGATATAGTTCTATTAAGTATAGTTTGTGTCAAGTTTTCTATACCCCTACCTGTCTTGTTTTCTTTACCCCCCCTGTCAAGTTTTCTTGACACCGGTACTAATTTAAGTATGTATAGATTGCTTGTTTGTTCGCCTTTATCTTTAAAACGTTGTTTTACTTCAATTACTCCTTTTTCTTCTAATCCCTGTAATGCTTTAATCGTAGAATATCTTGATCTATCTATATCTTTTGCAAGTTTAGTAACACTTGGCCAACACTCTTTGGTTTTGTTATCTGCATATTGACCAAGTGCTACATAGGTGGTTATTTCAATAGGTTTTAGTACTTCCAATAACCAATGGGGAACTATTGTAAATGTAAATTCGTATTCGCTGCCTACAAACTCAATATCATCTGTCATCTAATTCTGTTCCAATGCCATATCGCCAACCCTTTTCTTGTGCTTCACTATAACTTAAATCTTTAAATGGTTCAAACAGTTTACGTTGCCAATCACGTAATCCACCATATTTGTATAAATCTTTTGTTTTATTAAATACAGCTTCAGCAAATGTTTTATAACCAAGCATTTTTAAATATGATTGCAAACTACTTGGTGGATCAACAGCTTTATCTTCTAATGACTTTTGTTCTCTAATCTGTTGTGCTTTTTCACTAAACACTTGTGTCTGGTATTCTTTGCACCTTTTTTTAATCTTTGACCAATCTAAAAACTCATTACCACTATCAAAATAATCTAGCAATACTTTACCAAATACATCATCATCAAATATTTCAAAATCTTTATATAAAGATTTAACTGTATATTCGCCTAACTGTGCATTTGGCCAACGTACTTTTAGCCAACCTGTCCAATATATAAACTCATCTTTTGTCATTTAACTCCATTTCTAATAAAGCAACCATTTTTTTCACTTCTTTTAACTCTTGTTCAGTTGTTAAGTGTCTTAATAGTTGCTGTATGTTTTCTAATATTGTCATTTTACTTTTGATCTACCTAAGTATTTAAAACCGTGGCAACCGTCAAACGTAGCATTACCCCAAGCTACGTTTTCTGCGTAACTTAAACCTAAGTCTGTATCAACAGTAAATAAAGTTATTTTATCTTTATTGTATCTTGGCCAATAAAGAAACTTATAGCACCACGTGTGTTTGTTCTTAGCCATTAAAACGGTGGTGTATTATCTTCTTCTTTTGCTGCATTAAATTGTTTTTCAGCATTATCAAATTCGTTTTCGTTCCAACTTGCCCACGCATAACCTTTGCCTGTATCACAACTTTCTTTATTTGCACATTTCCACTTAGGTTGCTTATCTTTTGCAGTTGTACGATTATCCCAAACGCTTGAACCACACTCTGGACACTTAGGTTCAAATGTTGTGCCTTTATCACCATACTTGTAAGTAACTTGTGGTTCACTTGCTGGTTCTATTTCAATAACGCTTGGTGGTTCTTCAAACGCAACTACTGGTTTTATATGTTCATATAAATTATTAGAAATCTGCTTTATAATTTCTAGTTGTTCTGAAATGTTGTTATCAACATTAAATTTATCTTTAGCAAGATCAACTGCTGCTTTTAACGCAACTTGTTTTGCTATTTGTTCGCTTTGTGTCATTTATTACACTCCTTTATTCTTCTTCGCCTATATTTTTCCAACAAACGTTACATACGCTGTGGTCATAATCTTGTTCTGTTATTTCTTTTTCGCAGAACATACAATGCCCACTATACGGTTTTGCTACGACAATACCGTTGCCTACTTGTTTATCCCAAAATTTATCTAATGGTTCACTTAGTTGTGTCATTACTAAACATATTATCTGCGTCTAATACTTCACCGTCATTAAGTCTTTGGTAAAAATCAGTATTGATATATTCTTGATCTTTAAATTCATAACCAAGCATTTTTGCAATAAATACTGCAACTTCTGCTAATAATGCACCTATTAAAAATATGGCAATAAAACCACCTAATACAATAAATACATCTGGATTACTATACTTGTCCATTGTTCACTCCTTTGTTTCTTTTTAGTATATAGTAATTATTTACAATGTGTGTCGGTTACAAAAAAAAGTATGTTACTATTAGATTTCTAACACTCCATTGTTAGTACGTATAAAAAAGACCGGGTATTTCAACCACCCGGTCTTTTTATTTCTTTCTGCGATTGGGTTGCGTTAGAAAGTTTCTTTTGGTTTGTACTGTTCTAAAGCGTGTTGCATTACAGTTACAAATGATGTCATAAAAGCTACACCAATAAGTTCAATCATATTTGCGTCAATGATCCCACTTGAATTTGCTAACCATAAAGAAATACCAGATTGTAGTCCGGTTCTAAATGCTTTTGCAAACATAAATTTCCAGTACGCTTTCCAATCTTTTTTATCTACCTTACTCAATGGTAACCTTTCCTTTGTTCTTATTAATTTTAGTCCTATTGACTTCTACCAACTTTGCATAAGTCATATTGCCTACAATACCGTCTGTTTTTAATTTATATTTTTTTTGAAACGCTACAACAGCTGCTAAAGTTCTGCTACCAAAATCACCGTCCACACCTATCGTAGTTTTATTAACAAGATTTAACATAATCTGTATTTCTTCTACTTGTGTACCCTTATCACCTTTTTTAATAAGTATTGATCTAGTTACTTCTTGTACTGTTTCTTGTGCTTTTACTTCTTCTGGTACAAACGTTAATCTACCGTCAATCCACTTACGCCAATTATCACCCGGACAATTAGTTTGTTTAAAACTACTATGTGGTCTTATATCACCATTTATTTCACGCCACAGTTCTTTTACTGCCATAACAGCTTCTTTACTTGGATTATCGTCTGGTTTAGATCCACCTAGCCAACAAACAGCTAAATAATGTTTGTTATTGTGATTAACTTCTTCTCTTGTATTACCACCTTGTGCTGCTGATCTATTGCCAAATCCTCTTGCTTCATACAAATTACCACTATCACCAACACAAAAATTATATGCTATATCGTTCCAACCTCTATCATTTTGGTGCAAATCTTGTATCTGTCGTACCTGTGCTATTTCATCATCAACACTAAGTGCTTTTGGATATGCCGACCAATGAACAACTAAACCTTTTACTTCGCCTAATTTACTAAAGCGACTTTTTTGGGGTTTTGCACCCCAACTATCTCTTGTAATTATCTTCATTTATAATATATTAATATCCGACCACTTACGACCAGCTTTGTTGTGCATTAAAAACGTTGTTGTGCCACTTGGTGCAGATCCACCACCAGTTTGTGCAAAATATTGCTGTCCACTATGGTCTTGTGCAGTTGTTCCTATAAACAATCTTGTATCGCTTTCAAAACTAAAAAAATGGTGATAATGACCTGTAAGCATTACTGATGTGTCGTACAAACTACTATTTGTTTGTTGTGAAGCCATTTTAGTAAACCAATTTAAAACCTTATGTGAAGCTGTACTACCACGTTTGCATAGATCACCGTGTGTTGCAGATAAAATAACTTTAGGTAATACTTCTATACTTACAACTAAATCGTTTTCTGGTATGTGAAACTTAACGTGTTTAAATGCTGGTGCTTTATTAAATATTTCTGCAACATTGTCAAACAATTCATAATCTAAGTTGTCGCCATAAGATGTTTCAATTTTACCGTTTTGTCTTTTTTGACCGTGATTACCAGCTATTGCAACACATAATATTTCTGAAAATGTTGGTGCAAGTATTTCTATTGTTTTAGTTAGCATACGTCTAGCAATCATCATTTGCTGCCGACCGTCATAGACTTGTTCCCATAAACCATTTGGTGCAAACTGATTTCCACAATTTTCAAGCAGATCGCCCATACCCACTAAAACTAATTTATCTATTGTGTGTTTCTTTCTTAAATCAGTAACGTGTTTTTTAATTTTATTTATACCATTTAGATAATTTTCTACTGCAAGTTCTGTATTATATTTACCAATTTGCCAATCGCTTAAACACACGACCATACAGCTGGTATTCTTAGTAGCTTTTTTAATAGGTTTTGGTTTTATAACAGATACTTTTTTTAGTAACTTGTCAAAATCACTATCACGCATTGTTTGGTCACGTGAATATAAATTAGCTTTAAAATAATAAAATTTTGTTGGTTCAGTTTCCCCGGTCTTTGGGTTTTTACCCCAAGCGTCCCACACTCTAAAGTTTATTGGATCGCCACGCTTTATATAAAATGTTTTACTAGCACCGTCCCCTAACCAGTAATCAATCCAACTATCCCAATCTACATCTGCACTATCTTTAGCTTGTGTTGGTGCTGTTGTTATAACACCACTATTGCCTTTCCACTCAACCCCCGGTGTATAACCTTGTGGGTGTTTATCATCACGTTTATATGCTTTTTCGTCTTGTTTAGCTTTTACAAAATCCTCAAAGTTCAAGTTTATGTTCCTTTGCTATACGTGCTACTGCCCTACGTAAACCCTCTTTTGTTGCTTCTCTATGTTCTAGTACGTCATACATATATTCAGCGATTGATCTATAACTGTATAAAAAATGATTACGTTCTGTTTTCTTTTTTTCTACGCATAGTTTTAGTAAATCTAAAATTATTGGTACATTTTGTGGATTACGCACTTCATAGCGTCTGTTTGGTAGTTGTTTTGCTTTTTTATCTATAAAATCATCAAAATTTTTATTCATAAAGCCCTAGTTGTTAGTTTTAGTCTAATAGATAATTAAGACATTAAAAGGTTTTACACATACAAAAAACCCACAAATTAATGTGGGTTTAATGTATTAGTATGTAGATATTTGTTTTTTTAACTAATTTTTATGAAACTTGGTCAAAACCACAATCTTGGCAATAATACCAATTAAACCAAGTTCCCCTATCGCTTTCTTCTGTACCCATTTCTAAACGTGGGTGTTCACAATCTTCTAAAGCAACTTTATATGTATAACCGTCGCAATCGGTATAATATGTTTTTTTTAACGTTTTTGGCATTTTATTTACTCCTTTTGTTCTTGTACGTTATAACTATTATATATTAGATTTTTAGAATATGTGATTATTTTCTAAAATTTATTGTTGCAAACCAAACACCAAAACTTATTAGGATCATAATACCTACAATGTCTTTGGCCGTTCCGGTCAAGAGAAACCAAGAAATCGCAAAACCCAAAATGGTAAACGTCTGTGCTGCTGTTTCTTTAAGTATTGCTATTATGCCGTTATATATCTTTTTCATTAAAATCTTCTTGTAAATGGTGTAGCGATAATCTGGCCAACAATAATTACCGGGACAACTGTCTTAGCTGCCTGTGTCTTTACTGCTTCTGGCATATCACTACCAATATCTGATAATACTACATCTGTTAAGTCAATATCTAGTAGCTGTCCTAATGGATCTTGTACAAACTGTTCTACACCTACTTCAACAATTACGTTTTGAATACCATAATCTTCTACATCTGCGTTTTCTACTGCACGTTCTACGTATTCTTCTACTGCTTTAGCAATATTTTCTTCTTTAACAGATTGTTCTGCGATAATAACAACGTCACTAGCTTCTTCTACACCAAGCACTTCTGCAACTACTTCTTTTTCTTCTTCTGTTAGTTCAGCAACAGTTTCAACATCTGTAACTTCTTCCACAACAGCTTGTACTACTTTTTTGGTCTGTTCATCTGCAACAACTAAATTTTGTACAGATACTTCTGCCACTTGTTCTACAACTTCCACAAGCTGTTCTGTTTCAAGTTCTTCTACATATTCTTCTATTTGTTCTTCAAGTTCTTCTTCATATACTTCTAATTCTTCTTCACTAAGTTCTTCTAGTTCATCTTGATCTAATACTTCTATAACTTCTTCTATATCAACAATTTCTTCAATCACTTCACTAACTACTTCAACTACAACTACTACTTCTTCATCTGTTAATTCTTCAACTTCTTTTTCTATTATTTCTTCATATTCTTCCTTTGTAATTTCTTCTGGTAAAACATCTTCTAATATTTCTTCGTATTCTTCTTCAGTTATTTCTTCGTAGGTTTCGTTATCTCCTGTACCCACTTCTTCTTGTTCGTCTGTGATAATATCCACAGCTTCATCATCATCAAAATCTTCTTCAATAACTTCTTTAATTTCTTCTTCATCTAAATCTTCCTCATCTGTTTCTATAATTATTATTTCTGGTATATCTAATATGATTACTTCTTGTTCAAAAATAAATTCTTCTTCTATGTTTAATTCTTCTAATTCCTGTATGACATCTATAAATTCTTGTAATTCTGCTTCTATTTGTTTTATTTCTTCTTCTGTTGGTTCAACACAATCTTCTATTTCTTCTGGACACTCTAAAATTATTTCTAGTCCTAAGTCTTCAAGATCAATACTTTCTTCTAGTTCTGCTAATATTTCAGCTTCTTCTTCTGCTTCTATACGTGCAAGTTCTTCTTCATAAGCTATCTGTGCTTCTATTTCTGCTTGTATTCGTGCTTCTTCTTCTAAACGTAATCTTTCTTCTTCTTCTAAGCGTAAACGTTCTTGTTCTTCTTCATATATTCTTTGTGCTTCAAGTTCTGCTGCAATACGTGCTTCTTCAGCTTTACGTTTTTCTTCTCTTATACGTTCTTGTTCTTCTTCGTATTCTTCTTGTTCACGATTAGCACGTTCTTGATCTGTTTCATATATGCCTGTTTCAGCGTGGTTGTTATTACGTTCAATAGTTTCTGGATCAAGCGTTGTTGTGGTTGTTGGTGGTACTGTCGTAGTAGTAGTCGTAGTTGTCGTTGTGGTCGTAGTAGTAGTGCTTGTCGTAGTCGTGCTTGTAGTTGTAGGTGTGGTGGTAGTTGTTGTTGTCGTACTAGATGTCGTTGTAGTAGGTGTAGTAGCATAAGTCCAATATATATCATCAATAATTACATAATCGTCGTATTGTATAGCAACAGAAGTTATATATTTGCCTGTTACTGTTTTACTTACAATCTCATACATAGTTGATACATCAGCGTTAGATTGTGCAGAATAATTTACTGTTTCTGTTGTACTATCGCTAAACGTCCAAGTTACCGGGTATGCGTCATTAACACAACCGGATAAAAAACCAGCTGTTGTAATGTTATCTTCTGGAAACGTAATTGTAATTGTTTGGTCATCATTATTTTGCATATTGTAATGAACAGCTTGACTACTGCTACCACAATCATCACTATGTATATCTAATCTATTCCAACTAGATCCACCGTAGTCAAATGTAATATCTGTTGTGTTTTGCCCTGTATCGCTTATACGTTCATACGTTGTTGTTTCATCAGCTAATACTGGTAATGGAACTATAAGTAGAAAGACCAATGCAAATCTACATAATGTATTAAAACTTTTTAAATATCTTGTAAGCACTAAGACATTATACTATTTACAATTACCCCTAATATCATAACTGTCACAGAAAGCCACCCTGTAAGTTCCATACGTGTCGGCCTTTGATTTATACGTGTATGTATTTCGTCTATTTTACGATCTAATTCTTTTTGGTTTTCTAAGACCATTAAAAGTAATTCTTTTTGCGTAAGACCGTTTGTATTAGACATTAGCTTGGTTTAGGATTGTCGGTTTTAACTTTATTTACAGCTTTATACCACTCACCAGTTTTGTCGCTTTTACCAGCTGTCATATCGTGAAACAATAAATCTAATTGTTCACCTAAAGCTGGATATGCTTCTTGTCTAGCTCTTGCATAGCCACTATCTTGTTGATCTAATTTAAATTGTGCTAAATCTTCAATTGCTTGGTCATACTCAGCGTCTGTAAATTCTCTAACTTGATTATTTACTTGTGCTTTCATTGGTTTAGCAGCTTCAATTTCAGAAGTTGCCTCAGTTCTAAATTGCTCAATCGTTTTAATTGCCATTATGTCCTTTCTTTTATTTTATGAATTTTCTACTTTATATAAAACTATTTGTCCGTCATCTTTAAAAGTTGCACCACCTGTAAAAAAGAAACTAATTCCGTCTGAAGCACTAGCTACCGTATGATTAAAACCACCGTTACCACCAAAAAATTGGGGTGTACTTACTAAAGAAGTTGTTTCAAACGTACCCATAGAATATTCGGAACTACTGTTAAAATTATATAGATGAAAGATTGCTTGAAAACCGTTTCGAGTACTTTCTATACCTGCGTTTGTTACGCTTGTTTGATTAGCAGCCGAATTACTTTGAAAACTAGCTGCGGTTGGCATATCTTCGCGGGTTACGTCATATTCGCTATCGGTTTGTATTGTACCGCCTTTAGTTACTCTCCAAGCTATAGTATCGTCGCTACTTGGTATTAAATTTCTAACTACTAATAAATAAACGCTATCGCTATCTATACCCGTTACTTTTAAAGTACTAGGGCTACTACTTGCTACTGCTTTACTTACTTGTTTTAATTTACCCATATTTAATTTACCTTAAAAGCGTAAGTACGTATTGTTGCCGTTGCTATATTGTTACTACCCGGAAAAATATTAAAACCAGTACACGCCGTATCGCTACCTAAACCCCCTATATATTTAAAAGATCTCGTTTCCGTACCGCTCATACCACCAGCTTTACCCATAAAAAAAGTTCTACTAGATATACTAGGGTTAATAACGTAACCTAAACCCCCCGCCCCTAAATTTGAATTTATTTGCCCGAAAGCCGTAGTTAAAGAACTTTGGCTAGTAGCGTTTATATCGTTAAACCCGCTTGTACGCATACGTAACCAAGCGTAATCGTAACTACTGTCGGATATTATGCCCCCGCTATTTATAAATCTTAAATTAATATCGTTAGTAGAAGTATCGGCCGTAACGTTTGTTAAAACTATTTTGTAAAAATTATGGTCGGTAGTAAAAACATTATTTACGCTTATAGAAGAAGTATTACTACTTATATCGGTACTATCTAATAAAATCAAGTTACTCATTTTTTAACACCGTATAAACTAGCCGTACAAGTACTTATTGCATTTCCGCCGTCGCCAAATAATGAAAAACCATTTATAGTTTCTTGTGCTTTATAGGTACAACCACCAAAAAACATACCTTGCCCGTGATGAACAGCAGATGAGTGGCTAACCCCTTGACAAGTAAAATAGGTATATTGCGAACTAGCATTAGCGTTATATATTTCTGCGTAAAAATTCATAGCATTATTTGTTCCAAAACCGCCTAATAATCCTATATCAAAAAAACTTGCGTTGGTACTTCTATACTCATTAGATCCAGCTACTTGGCTATAATATAAATCGGTAAAACTATAAACGCTACCGCTTTCATAACTACTACCGCCGTCATTACTTACCCTTAAACGTAAGTTGTTACCGGCACTTGTAAATTTTAATTTATTTATTTCTAAAATATGTAAATCGTATTTACTTCCTTGTAAGTCTGTAAAATTAATAGCACTAACACCACTTACTGCTTGACTTTGTATTAATTCTAAACTACCTAAATCTGCACCACCTAGTCCAAATCTTGCTGCACCTAATGGCATATTGAACTCCTAACTAAAATCTAATAATGAATTTAAAAGTGGTGTACCTGCGTCCACAAATAAAAATGTTAATAAATCTATTTTTGCTGCTGCTGTTGATAAAGTTAAACCAGATCCACCCGGTGTTTTTGCAGTAGCGTGTGAACCACCATTAACTGTAACTTGGTTTATTGCCATAGTTCTACTACCAGTTCCGTCTTGTGTGACTTGTAATGTAAATGTTGAAATACCGTTTGTAGGTACATTTGTAAAATCTATATCTGTAACACTATGACCTAATGTTACAGTCCCGGTGTTTCCGTTAGCTAAATCTATTGCCAATGTTGTTGCAGAAGTTACTGCTACATCTGTTTCTGCATAATCCTTTAATACTATTGCACTTGCTGTTTGATCTGCAAAAGCTACTGCACTATCAATAGCAAGGTTTAGTGTTACTGCACCAGAAGCACCACCACCACTTAGGTTTGTACCAGCTGTAACGCCTGTTATATCGCCCTCACCAATAAAGTTTGCCCAACTACTACCGTTATATAATTGCAATACATTACTATCTGCTAAATAACAAAATTGTCCCTCAATCGGTGATGTAATTTGTGCGTCCCTAGCTGTACTATTGGCAAAAATACCAATACTTTGTTCCATTAAATAATCGTTTACATCTGCTGCTGTTAATACTTCACCAACAGAAAATACTTTAAAACCGTTTGCCATAGTTTTAGTTTATCCTTTCATTGTTTATGTTTTGTTTATGTGTCATTAATAACCCAACTTGTCTGTGTCTAATACACCAAATAATGCGTTATCTAATCGCATAAATGCTTGTACGTCTGCATTAGATAGCTTGTATGAACACGTAAATATATTTGGTGTAATGTTATAGCTAATACTGTCTATTATCTCATTTGACGTTATTTGTGCTGGACTACCACTACCGGGTGGTGTAAGTTCTACTTTGACCACATCACCAACTTCACGATTTAATACCGTGTTCTGATTTCCTGTTGTAGCTTCTGTTAGATCAACTAATAAATTATCAAATCGTATTAATGCGTCTTTAAATTTACCAAGTAAAAAGTTTGCTGCGTCTAATACTTCACTATCGCTATTGTTATACAAACCAGTTCTACTTAATGTTCTAATCAAGTATTTACCTTGACTTGCTGTATCTTGTACAGTTTGTGTTGATCCAGATATACGTTGTAAAGAAATTATGTTATGTATTTCATTGTCATCATTTATGTAATCAACACGTATATATGGCACATCACTACCGTCATCACTAAACGTTGCTGCTGGTGTGCTAGGAAACGTTGTATGACGTGATTTAAACGTTATCTTGCCGTCTTTAGACATAAACAACAACCCATTTTCGCTACGTTCAATGTTTTGTAGAACAGATAGTGTATTTTCACTAAGACCACTTAATGATTGCATTGTAGATATTCCTGTTTCAATACTTCTATCTGCACCGAACTTAATGTTTGCGTTATCTAATACATTACCTACTAATGTGCCACTATCTGTGCTACTAAAAGAAGCATTTATTAAGCTAGTGTTTGATAACTTCATAAATGCGTCTGCACCAACAAAATCTGCAAAAGAGTTGTTTTTATCTGGGTAACTTAGGTTTATATCTGTTACGAACCCTACAAATAAATCTTTGTATGTACTACCACCGTCTGTTGTTGCGTCAATGTGTATAGCTATTAATGGTTCAATACCCGGTGAATATGGACTTGATGTATTTGTGTTTTCGTATTTACGTGCATTATTTAATAAACGTACATTACAAGTACCAGTTTTAAATGTGTCTAAATCTCTGGATCTACCACGACTAATACTTACACTTTGTACATCACTTGTAACATCTGTAAGTGGTGTTGCACCACCTAGTTCTGCACTATCTAAAACACCACGCACTAAATCGTCTAATGTAAATGTGTTTTGTGTAAAACCTATACGAACACGTACTGTCGGTTGTGCCATTACAATATATCTATTCTTGCAGCACCACCGTTTTGACGCTTAAATTCTTTTGCACCCCTAGCAAATAAATCACTAGCTTCTTGATCTGTTGTAATCGGTGCGTAGTTGTTTATTGTTATACCAGCTTGTGTGGTAGGTGTAAACTGTGTGGCACTTGTTGCTGCTGTAGCTAATAAACCTGTTGCTGTACGTTGTGCGTCTATATCATCTGCTGAAACAATAGGTGCTATGTCTTTTTCGCCTAATCCAAAATCTACTTCACTAAACTTACGCAGTTTTGGTATATCTATCTTTATACCAATCTTGCCTAATATTCTTTGTGCTTTTTCTGCAAAACTGTTTAACTTATCAGCAAACCTATTAAATCCACCGATTATACGATTAATCATTTTTTCAAAATTCTTTGGTAGATTTACCAAAAATGGTGCTACGAACTTATTAACGATTTCTGTAAACTTCTTAAATGCTGGTGCTAATGCTTGAAGTAGTAATGTTATTATTGCAATAATTGGTGGTGCTAACAATCCAAACAATTCTGCAACAGATGATAAAAAGGGTGCTACACCTTTTATAGCTTGAATTAAGGAAGGCCCGATTTCTTGAACCATATCTACAATTACTGGTAGTAACTGTTCTGCAATAGGTAATAATTCCTCACCAAGCTGTACTTTAAGTTCTTTAACTTGTGCTTGTGCTTTCCTAGATTTGTTTGCAAAACTATCTTGCGTTCTGTTTAGATCTCCCTGCTGTACAGTTGTTTTCTTTAATAACAATTCATAAGTAGCTAATGCACGTTCTTGTTTAGTAAGTTCACCACGTGAACTTTTACCTGTCATTTCAAACGCTTTTGTTTCTACTTCAGCTTGTGAAATAGCAATACCATAAGTTTTAAGACTTTCATTTTCACCAAGTAGCGATTTAGTAAACGCTTCTAATACTGGTTGTGCACCACCTTGTACGTTAGCGAACGAAGCAACATCACCTGCAAGACTAGCCAATTTTGTACCAAGATCACCGGACGCTTCTGCTGTAAAGTCAATACCTTGTAATACTGCACCTGTGTTTGTTAATAATCCCTCTAATTCAAATGCAGCTAAACCAGCTTTGTTTGCAAATTCCTCTACGAAACCAGATACTTGTGGTAATGCGTCCCCAAATGTTGTTTCAAATGCAGAACGTGCTTCACCTGCGTCTGAAGCTAAATTAACTAAATCTTTACCAACTGTACCTGCTGCAACACCAATACCAGCAATACCAAATGCAGCTGCTTTACCAATCTTACTTGCAGCACTTCCTAAACCTTGTAATGCTTTTTGACCTTTTGTTAATGATTTAACAAACTGATCTGTTTTACCGATTATTGCTATTGATACTTTTTTTTCAAATGCCATTATTTAATTGCCTTAGTTAATGCGTCATACAATCTATCGTTGTATGTTTCTAGTATTTCTTTTTGGTTTCTGCTTATGGTCTTACCAACTACATAACCTTGTTTACCTAATTTGGTAAATGAACTATCGCCACGATCCCTGTTGTTTCCAATCCATTTTCTATATGGAAACTTTGCACCCGGTCGTGAGTGTGGCAACCTACCTATTTCTGCTTGTGTGATTGCCCTAGTTTTACCACTTCTTGTTGGTACATATTGAAACCTACGACCAAACTCCATAGACAACGCACTTGGGTATCTATCGCTTGTTTTAATATTTATTTTTGCTTCACTTCGTGTACCCGAAGCTGTAAAACCCATAGCTGAACGATTTGCTTTAGGTACTGGTTGTTTACGTCCTAATGTACGGCTATCTGATAATTGTTCTTTGGCTATCTCTCTATGAAACTTTGCCAACGTTTTTAAAACATCTTTTTTACCATATTCTTTTAATTCTTTAACAATCTCTTTAACTTCGCTGTTATCTATTGCTAAATCGGTTTTTTTAAATGTTCTTGCCATATCAATTATCGTATTTGTTGTTTATAACCCTTACTAATGCGTAAAACATTTCCATATCAAGTTGTTCTATTTCACGTGGACTTATTCCTGTTTCTATTGCTATTGAAGCAATCAAATCTATAAATCCGTTTACGCTTTTAAATTATCACTTGATCCAGTAATGTCTAGTTCTTCAACTAAACCAATCCAAGTATCGTAATCTTCTGTAACGCCATTTCTTTTTGCACCAAGCCACGCCAAATACAACAACCACTCATAACGTTGTTCATCTTGTAATTTAGAAACTGGTACATCAAACTTGCGTTCAAATTTAACAATATCTGCTGGTCTAATATTCACTTCGTACTTCGTGCCGTCTTGCATTATGACGACCATACCACCCATTACGAAGTTGCCCTAGTAATTGTTCCAGAAGTTGGAAACGATACGGACATAGTTGCAAGTTCACCAACTGCGTTAGCTACTGGTATGTGTTGATTTACAAGCACACTTCCAGAATAACTTGGGTTAGTTGAACTTACTGAACCACTTGTTGGTTTTACAACAAATGCTGTTGTAGATCCAAGTAATGGAAATAATGTTGCGTCCACTTCTGAAGCTGCGAAATCCTGTTGAAACTCTATTGATAGTGTTCCGTCTTTTAATCCACCAGTTCTGGATTGAAATGTATCACCCATAGCTGTTGTAACGATTTCATCAGCTGTAATATCTAATGTAACACTTGAAACGTGGTCTGATAGATCAACGCTGTTCAAGGTAACACTAGCGTCTGTTAAAACAAATTTTGCCAATGTAAACTCCTTTCAAACTTAATTTTATAGTTTAGTAAAGAAGTTAAGTTGTGTGTGTTATTCTATGCCGATTGTTGCGTGGATAGAAAAACTTGGATTAGTTCCAGATATTGTGTAGTTTAATCGCCAATACTGATCTGTAATAGCACCTGCAACACTTTGAAAGTCTGAACCTATTGCTGTAATTCCTGTAAAAGTAATTCTATCTGTTGGACTTGTAAAACTTGAATTATCATCTGATTGCAATTTAAAAGTAACTGTTGGTGTTGAAGTACCACTTACACCGTAACAATGTATGCCTACATAACATTTTTCTGTTGCACCAACTGCACCTAGTTGTACCCCGGTAGAGTTACCAGTAGCAGTTAGATCGCCGTCTACTTGTACTTTGCCCTGTACAACTACATCACTTGATTGTGATTTAGAAATACTAAATGGTGCTATTTCGCCAACTGCACCAAATATATTATAAGAAAACAACCTTGATTTCATAAAGTATGCAGTATTGCCTACACCTGCGTCTGGTACTGTGGTAACTAATAATTCATTACCTACTGAAGCACCAAGTAATGCGTCTGGTTTATTCGCACCAGCTTCATAAAATCCGTCTAGTTGTAGCGTACTATCTTTAATGCCACCTAGTTTTGACTTAAAGCCACCACTATTAATTGTTGTAGCGTCTAGTTCTTCAGCGTTTATTTCTAGGTTTACGCTTGTAATATGGCTTGATAGATCATAACCACCACTAAATACTTTGCCGTCATTAAATACAAATTTAGCCATTTACTTCTTCCCACGCTTCATTAACATCTGGTGTGCTTTTATCATCTTTTATAAACGTGCCGTCTTTTTTTCTAGCACGTCTTTTTTTAATAGTAGTGGGTTCTATATGTCCACCCTTTATTAATGACTTAGCTACATTTTCATCTTTTATTGTAATGGTGTTACCTTTTACTTTACCCATTACTTTTTTATTACCTATAATTTTATATTTAGCCACTATTGACCACCTTTACAGTTACCCGGACAAGATCCACAACAATCCATTAACTACTTCCTTTCGTATAAACTTCAATGGTCATATTTGCACCAACACCGTCTATGCCGTTTAAATTAACATCAGCAGCATAATTAGAAACATTAACTACTCTTGCGTCTGTGTCACTAAGCCCTAAAGTTCTATTATTAAATATAACCTGTCTTATGCTAGACGAACCACTTCCTGTAATAAAAGCGTCTAGTTTATCTTGTGCTGTTCTGCTATCAGCACGTTGTACTGCTACTAATAAATCAAATGTGTATAGATCAGTTCCCCTTTGCATAGCTAAATCAAATTCAATATCAGTAGGTATAAATATTGCTACTGGAAAGTTTATTGCATTATCTGGTACTGTATCGTAACAACGTAGCCCACTTACATTAGAAACGGTTGTTTTTAATCCGTCACGAATTTGTGATAATGTCGCCATTAAGAAACACCTAGAACTGTGCCTTTGCGAAATGGTGCAATTAATCGTGTTATTTCTCTGTTTTGTTGAATATTGACTACGCCAAAATCACCAACACCGGCAACGCCTAGTGGTGCGTTTCGCATAGCAAATAGTTCGCTTGATAACATTAAAGTAGCTTGTTTGATCTGTGCCGGGACACTTGCATAACCCCATTTTGCAGTTATTTCTGCACGTGGTCTATTACTTGAAAAATCTAGTGGCCACTCGTGATTACCGTCTGAAATTAATTCTATAATATAAAACGGGTTTCCTTGTATGCCACCCACAACACCGTTTATTGGTAATACTTGATAATCGCTAGATGATACAGTTTTTTCATAAGTGCCGTCATCATCATCATCATATTTAACTACTAGACCTGTAGTTGTTGAAATATCATCTACACGAAGTCTATATAAATCGTTTGTAAAAAACTTACGTGCAGAAGCTGATCCGTCTGCGTAAAACTGTCTGCCACAAAATGCGTCTATTTGTCGTGAAGCTGCATTTACTGCGTCATCAATTAAGCTATCATCAGCACTATCGCTTGTTGGTATGCCAACAAACGTCTTTAATTCGTCTTGTGTACAGTAGCCGTTAGTAATTGCCATAAGATATTATCTACCTTTCTTTCGGCCTTTACCTTTGCCACCTTTCATTTTTTTACCGTAACCTTTACCTTTTGGCATTGTTACTTTTTCTTCTCTACTTTTTTTTCAGCTTTAGGTTTTGCAGTTTTTGTTTCAACTTTACCACCAGCTGCTTTAATTGCTTTTTTAACTTCTTCAGCACGTTTTGCCTTTCCATAGACTTCGTAATGCTTTAATTCTTTTTTTAATGCTTCTATTAATTCTTTATCTTTTGCCATAATACTTTCCTAAATGGTCTGGTGTGTTAGTTGCCTAGCACACCAAAACCATAATTTAATTAAAAGGTAGGTGCAATAAGACCTGTTCCGGTTATTGCTGAAATACCTTTTGGATAACGTCCAGAAGCAAAAGCAACGTAACCATAAACAACCATTTTAGTTGTTAAGCTACCTGCGTTTGTTTCTTCAAATTTAAGTTGGAACAAATTATCTTCAAACATAATGTGATCATCAACTTTTGCTATATAAATAGCGTCTTCAGTACCAGCACCTAGATCAGTTCTAATGTTAGCGTCTGTGATTACTGGTAATCCTAGAACACTACCTACAACTTGACCATAAGCTGCTGCTTCCCCAACACCTGCTGCGTTGTCTGGGTTGTTACCAGCTGGTAATACTAATGGACGGTTTGAACTGTCCACACCTGCTGTTAAGAAACCCCAACGTCTTGGGTGCATAAGGATTGCAGTAGCTGGTGCAAATCTATTTGAATTGATTTCCTGTACTGCGTCTGCAAGTTTTGGATATAATTCAGCAACTGTTGGACTTGCGTCTGTATAAGTTGTTGTATTAATACCAGAAACTTGTGATATACCTTTTGGTTGTCCTGATGAACCAGAACCGTTAATCATAAGGTTATCTAGTTTTGTGTAATAAGCTGCAACTAAGTCTTGGAAAATAATGTTTTCCAATGAGAAACCCGGTTGTCCACCTCTTTCAAGAGCTTGTCTTGAAACGTCTTGCTGTCCTGCAATAGTATCAACATTAACTGTTAATAAGGTGTCGTCCATATTTGTTTCTTGAACAGCTGAGTTTTCACTAGCTTGTTCTGCTGCTGCTGATCCAGTTGTTATTCTGGATATTTCAATTTTGTTACCGAACGCTGGTAAGTCCTTTTTAGGAACAGCGTTATAAAATGGTGAACCTGCTCTTGCGATAGGTGCGTACTCATCTACTAAGTATTGAGGTACAACTAATCCTGTAAAAGCACCAGTTCCAACATCTCTAGCTTCAAAATCTTGGTGCTTGTTAAGTCTTTCTTGTGCTTTAAAGTCGCCACTTCTAGCTGCCCAAGCATCAGATATGAAAGAGTGATCTCCACCGTTTCTATATAAATCTGGCTCGTTCACTTCTACAACAGCTTCTTTATCGCCTAAGTCTTCGTCCTCAACACCAAGTGCATTTCTGCTTTCTTTAACTGCTTTCAAAGTTTCAGCTGCTTCTCTTGCTTCTTCAATCTTTTCGTTCATATCTTTGATTTCAGCGTGAAGTTCGTTTGATCTAGCAAATTTGCCGTCAAATTCTTCCCCAGCTTCCATTTCATCAAGTTCTGATACAAGACCGTCAAGTTCAGCTACTTTAGCTTCTCTAGCTTCAATTAATTTTTTCAATTTAATTTCCTTGTTGTTATTTTCTTATACTTCTGCGTAGAGTGTGGTAGTCAAGTGTGATACACGGCTATAACCACGGCTATACGTCTTTAGCGAATACCGTCCCTTTCAAGTTTCATTTTTAATAAATCCACTTTAGGATTGCTTCGCTTTTTATCAACGTTATCACTATCTGCGACTTGGTTAATAAAACTTTCTAATATTTCAGTTGCTTGTTCGCCACTTCTTGCTTCAACTAATTCTTTGTGCAAGTTCTCTATATCTATGCCACGAAGTTTTGCACCTGCCCACGGATTAGCTGGATATGTTACAACTGATACGTCAAATAATCGTGCTTCGTTTACTTCTCTATTTTCACCATTATTATCAAAATTGTCTTTAATAGCTGCAAAAGCAAATGACATTTCATTTAAGTCGCCACGTTTCATAGCACTTGATACTTCTGCAACGGTTGGGTTGCTTGGATCTAATTCAGCTCGTACAAATAAACCATAGTCATCTTCTTCAAGTTGTAATGTACCAGATGAAGTTCTAGCCAACGGAATACCGTCGTGATTAACTAAAAATCTTACGTCATCTTGTTCTTTTAATGTTTTCTTAAACGCACCCTGTTTTATTGTTTCGTTATATTGTCCCCTGCTGTCCCTTACACCATAAGGTTTATCAAATACAGAAGCGTAACCTGTAAACAACAATGTATCGTTATCGTTACTATTGCGTTCTTCTACTGCACTAAATGTAAAACTTCTATTTTCAGTTTGCTTATCCATTTCTTTAAGAATAGTGTTACGTTTTTGTGTTTCTAGTGTTTGTGATATAGCAACTGGTCTATCAAACACGTCTAAATGTTGTGTACTCATTTTTTCTTCCTTTTTACTGTATCGTGGGTGTTCTGTTGGTAACAAATCATTGTCTGATCTGTACTTCGGGTTTTGTGGTCTATCGTTTTTTAGTAAGTAACTAAATGCACGTAACCTAGCTAGTCCCCACGCTTGACGACTTACACCCGGTCTATGGCTTGTTGAGTATGCACCAAATCCACGTCTAACAACTGCCTTTGCAGTTCCCATTTTTAATTTACGCCAATCTGCCATACCCACAACATCTTCATTATGTTTTTCTATTCTTCCTCTAATAGATTTTTCTGTGCTTTCGCTAAAGTCTATGCCACCAGATTTACCACTTGCAGAACCCTTTGGGTTTTTCTTACTTCCTTTTACTTGGTCGCTTTTTGGTGCTGGTGTACTTGGATTATTACGTGGTTCTAGTTCACCCTCACTAACAAGTTGTGCAATTTTTCTATCTGCCCAATCTGCTGCTTTCATAGGTGATGACCACGGATTGCTACCCCACAATAAAAATGCTACATCACTAGCTACCCAAGTATCTGGATCTTGTGGGTTTGTTTTATCTCTATCTAAATCGCTAATGTGTCTTTTATGCCACGCTGCTATTTTTACAATTTTATCTATGCTTAGTTGTTCACCTTTAGCCATAATACGTGCTTGTCTAACTGTTTCATCAACTAAACCGTCCCCTGCCTTATTAAGATTATCTAAACCACGTTGTGCGTTCTCTTGCATAAACTTAGGTGGTTTTCTATCTACTTGTCGTAATTCTGTATCTTGATCTAAACTATTTTCTTCTTCTTTTTGTTTAGCTTCATTAATTAATATTGCTTGTAATTGTGTTTCAGCTTCTTCGTGTGTTTCGTGGCAACCCATAATTCTGCCGTCATCAAGTTTGACTACTGCGTGTCCTTGACAATCTTCATTATCCATTTGTATTTCGTATGGCATTATTCTTGTGGTAGTTCGTTTGTAGGATCGTGTTCGTCTATACCTTGTGGTTGTAACGTTGGATCTACCAATGCACCCTGTAAACCAATGTAGAACTTGTCGCCACCCTCATAAGGTTCTAAATCCATTTTTGACCTTGCTTCGTTTGGTGTCATAATTCCAGAACTAACTGCAACTTGAAATGACCTAACACGGCTTAACTGATCCCCTCTTGCGTATTCATCTGTGTCTAATTTAACAAACTGTTTACCCGGTAATAATGTGCTAAATCCGTCCTCTATTCTTCTAATCCACGGCAATAGTGTATGTCTAATAAAAGCAAGTCCATTACTTTCAATATTTGAATAAACGTTTGAACCGTCTTTAGATAAAAGCAAATGTGCTGGTATTCTAAATACTCTTGCTATTTCGTGAACAATCTGATCTCTTGCAGCTATAAGTTCACTTCCTGCTGCGTCCGATATTGCTTTCCACTTTAGCCCACCAGTAAGTACTGCTGGTTTCCTATTTCTGTTGTGATTATTTAACCAAGTTTCTTTTAAGATGTTTGCTTGTTCAGCTGTTAAATCTCTATCTGTTTCTAATACAGAACTAGGTGTACCACCTTGACCATAGAATTGTGCAATATGCCTTTCCATAGCTAATGCAAGACCATAAGTATTTGAATTGGTACGTAATGGACTAACACCTATAAGTTGTCCCGGATATGAATACCAAGTGAAATGCAACATATTGTTACTTGTAATTTTTCTATCGTAATTACCTTTAGATGTTTGTATGTAATAACATTTTTGTCCGTCTGTGATTTCTACTTTTACTTTCTCTGGGTGTACTGGGGTAAGCTGTATTGGTCGTCCTTGTCTGTCTTTATCAACTAATACAAAACTATTACCGTGCATAGCAAGTGAAGTTATAATTTGGTGCATTAATGAAAACATTGTTAAATCAAGACCAACATTTGGTTTTTCTAAAAACTTAGGTTTATCAGTAAATATTGTCTTTTGACCGTCATAACGAAGTGTTTTAACTGGAAGTAATGCAATACTATCAGCAATTAACGATATTGCACTAAATACAGTTGATATGCCTAGTGCCGACATTTCGTTTACTTTTTCGCCTGTGTAGTTGTATAAACCACCCTCACGTAAAGCTAATAAATCAACAAGATTACCTAAAGCTGCGTCCCTGTTCTCTCTTTTGAATAAACTCATCTAACTGCTAAATAACTTCCTGTAATTAAAAACGCACCAGCGATTATTAACGCTAATGATACGTTCATTGTATATACTCCATAAATTATAAGTCCTGCACCTACTACTTCAATTAGTGTTGTTATATAGTTTCTCATAGATTTATAATAGCAACTTCTGGTTCATCACTAAGTGGTTCTGGTGCAGTTATTCTGTCAAGCATTAAAACCATAGCTATTGCACCGTCAATTTTTCTTTTACTTCTACCCTTAGATAAACGCCAACCCATATCTGTTATCTTCTGTGCAGCACTCATTACTTGATCTGTAAACGTTGGATCGCCGTCGTGTCTTACTTTTGTGTTTGCAATTAAATCATAAGCGTTACCACACGCCGGTATCATACGACTATGTGTCTGTGGAAAGTTTACCATAGGTACACCCCGGTCTAACAATACTTGTGCAGAACGTTCAAAAAATGCTGGATCATACGCTACTTCTTTTATTTTATACTTTTTCATCAAGTCAATAATAAATGCTTCTATTTCTTGATAATCCATAAAGTTTTCTTCATTTGGTAGCCATATTTTTGATTTCATACTAATTATTTCATTATCATCTTTTTGACCATACACGATTGCAACGCTGTCGTGTCGTAGTGCCATATCTACACCTACAAACGTATCTTCGCCACTTTCTAGTTCTAATTCCTCGTCTTGACAAGCTAACCATTTTTCTATTTCTATCCAGCTTTCTTCTTCTGTTCTTGTCCATTGGTTTAGGTGGTATCTTTGAAATTCGTTTAGTGGTAGTGACTTATGCCTACGTCTAAGGTTTTCTATTGGCCACCAATCGTTAGGTATCGCCGGGTTAACTTTATGCCAAATAGCTTCGTCTGTTGGTGCGTCATCATCTTTTGCACCAATCCATTTAAAATAAAATTCTTCATCTTCTTGTTTACCAGCTTCTTTTAATAATCCACGTTGATACATACGACCTGCCATACTATCAAGATCGTGTCCAGCTGTTGTAATATTAAGCACTAATCCGTCTTTACGTTTTGCCGTGTTGTTTGATAAAACATAATGTACACGTTCCAAGTTAATGTTGTTCCACTCGTGTATTTCATCAGCGATAAAGCAACTATTTCTACCACCGTCTGCTGTACCAGCTTTTGCTGCAACTCTAAATGCTCTACCCGGTGCGTTTTTTACTTGTATTTCGTTTTCAAACGTTTCAACCATATCACGTAAAAATATACTTTCTTCGCACATAGTTTTCATAGTTCCAAACACTAGGTTTGCTTGTTCGTAACTTGCAGCAGCAACTGCCACTAACGGACTTGTAACGCCACTTCCTAAGAGTTCGTACAATCCAATTGCTGCTGCTAAAGCTGTTTTACCATTTCCTTTTGGTAATCCTATTAACGCTTCCCTGTATTTTCTTTCACCATTATCTTTAATTTCATACATTTCATAAATTATTGCTTGTTGCCATTGATCTAACTTAAATGGTTCACCGAAGAAATCACCCTCACCGTGTACGCAAAATTTCTCTATAAACTTAACTACTCTTGCACCTTTTGTTTCTGGTAAGCTAATCATTTATTCCACGTTGCACAATGCAGTTCACAACCACAACAAATATATTTACATTTACACATTATTCTTCTTCTAACATTTTTATACGTGGATCTATTAATTCTTTTTCTTCGTCATCTTGTAAAAGCTGTTGAAGTTGACGAAAGCCCATAGCATTTTCACTAAACGAAATTCCTAACCTCTGGCGACTAAGTGGTGTTAATCCAAGTTCTTGTTCAAGTTTTAATATTTTTTCTTCTAATTTCAATGTAAGAATAATTAATGGATTTACAACTGGTTGCCCTTTAGAACCTACATCAATAAGACCACCATTACCCATATTTTGAATTGTACGATTAGCACGTTCAACTTCATCATAAAATTGAAATAATCTATAAAATGCTGGGAAGTCAACTTTTTGTGCTGTTTGTGCTAAATCGCTGTCCCAATACTCGTTCCAATACTTACGTGTTTTAGTTAGCCACCTAGAAATAGGTTTTGGTGTTTCAAATTGTTTACCACCCTGTATTACACTCAATGAATTATCCCTATGTCCTTGTAGCTTGTCTTTCTGTTTTGGTATGCGTCCACGCTTAGCCATAATATGCCTTTATTCTCAATCTTACATAGATCAACTATGTAACAACATACTACTACATACAACTGCATAACAACGTAATGTAAAAACATAAAACGTAGTAAATTTACCTTAATTTTGAGCAGAAAAAAAGTGTGCTAACTACGTTTGGGCCTCTAT